CGACTCACGGCCAGGGGAGACCGCGCGACAACTCGCGCACGCGAAACGGGAAGCTATTGAAGTTGATCGTCTCGCGCGTCCGACTCCATCGTGACTCCTCGAATCGCACGAGCCACGCGTCGTTGACGTCCTCATCGGGAATCAGGAGCCACGGCAGGATCCGGCCTCGCGCAGATCGGGCGAGCGAGATCAAACTCGTCGCCTCAGCGTCGCGGACCTTCAGCTCGCCGGCGAACGCACGACGACGGCCCGGGAGGTCGTACATCGTCTCGACGCCGAGCTCGGTCGGATGCTCGATCAGGCTGAAGTCCTCCATCTCTTCTTCGCCCCATCGGACGTCCGTCTCGAGCTGCCGGAGTGTCCCGATGAGGAGCAGTCGTCCGACGACGACGTCGAGACTGTTGGCCTCGTTGATCGAGAGCGTGAAACTCGACGCCGTCAACGGCGTGTCGAATTCGACCCAGGCGTTGACCGTCTCGGGCGTCACGTTTGCGATCCCGCCCTCGATGTGCGGCGGGATGATGATCGGCTCGCCGTTGATCGTGACGTCGAGACCGGCGTCGAGGTCGTGATAGATGAGCGCGGCCGCTTCGACCGTCACCGGCGCATCGAACGACACCGTCCACGACCCGGAGCTGGAAACCAGCTTCGCCGGACGGCTCGGGAGGTTCAGGTGCCCGGTATTCGCGAGCGCGACGAGGTTCCCGGCCGGATATTCCGGATCCTCGGCACTCGCCGACACACTGCTCGACAGTCCCGCGTAATCGTCCGACGGGAGCGCGTAGCGTCCGAACATCTCAGGCCTCGAGCGCCCGCCGTTGCGCCGTGTTCAGGCCGTCGGTGTTCAGGAGCATCGCCATCTTGAGTTCGCGAATGAGCGCCGGCATGGCGCGCTTCACGTCGGCGCCGTCCCAGGCGACGATCGTGGGGGCGAACGTGACGACCGTCTGCATCTTGTCGAGCGGCGCCACGATCTCACCTGACGATCCGCCGTGCAGGATTGCCGGCGTCACGACGCCCGGCGGAATGAATCCGCCTCGTGCGAACGACTGCACCTCCGTGCCGGTGCGCCGGAGCAGCGTCACGACGTCGGCCTGCGCCTTTTCCCAGAGCTTGACCGTGTCGGCCTTTTGCAGTGCCGCGAACAACGGCCCGCCGCCTTCGCCTTGCCCGAGCGCGACGAGCCGCGAGGCGAGGTTCCAGCCCGCCCCGCCGACACCTTTCTTGCTCGGGTCGCCGAACTGCGAGAAAAACTTATCGCGGCGAGGATTGACCGTCATGCCTTCCTCACCGCCGGCGAACTTCCCGCGCGCGAACCCGACGAGCGCCCCGATGCCGGCGCCGATCGCCGTGCCGATCCCCGGGAGGATCATCGTGCCGATCCCGGCGCCGGTCATTGCGCCGCCGAGCGTCGACGAGCCCGTCGACTTCGCTTTGGCGAACATGATCGCGCCGCCGATCGCCAGAGCGGCGCCGCCGCCGTACTGCCCCCACTGCGCCGCCGACAGCCCGCCGAACCCGCCGCCACCGCCTCCGCTGAGCGCGTCGATCCTGGCATTCATGGCGGCACCGCTCCCGAGCCCACCGCCGCCACCGCCACCTAACCCGAACAACCGGTTCACGCCTTGGTTTATGAGGTTCCCGCCGATGCCGCCGCCACCGCCGCCGCCGCCGAAGATCCCGCCGCCGCCGCCGCCGCCGCCGATGAACCGATCCGCGAGGCCTCGCATCACGGAATCCGCGACGCCGCTCACCAGATTCGCGGCCCACGACGGCATGTACTTATCGAGCCATCCGGTGAGCATCGACGAGACGCGGCGTAGCATGTCCTGCACCGTCGAGCTCACGGCGTCGGACATGCTCCGGAACATATCCTGCACGATCGACGTCTGCCGCTCCGTTGGGCCGACCATGAGATCGTCGAGGCGCCCGAACTCATAGCCGATCCCGCTGACCATGTCCGGCACGTAGGACTGGCCGACAACCTTGACGTACATGTCACGGAAGAACCCGGTGACCGCGGCGACCTTCTGACGGATCGACTCGACGATCGCGTTGAACTTGTCGACGAGCCACGTCTTCACCGCGGTATACACGGTTTGCGCGATCGCGGCGATCGTGTCCCAGTGCTTGAACGCGAGCGCGACCTGACCGATCGGCCCGAGTAGCAGCAGCAACAGGTCCGGAACCTTCGTCAAGTTCTGGACGACGAACTGCCACGCGCCCTGGAAGAACGCGACGATCTGATCCCAGTACTTCCACGCGAGGACGATCGCCGTCACGCCGGCAGCGATCAGCCCGACCGGACCGAGCCACGGCAGGATCATCGTGAAGGCCGCGGTGAGCCCGCCCGTAATGAACGTCGCGACCGCCGTCATCGCCGCCGTGACGCCGGCGAATCCGCCGAGGCCGATCAGCGCGGCCAGGCCCATCGCCAGTTGTCCGCCGATCAGCAGGAGCGGACCGATCGCCGCCACGAGTCCCGCCAAGCCGATCGCCATGAGTTGCATCGGCATCGGCATCGCCGCGAACGACTGCGCGAGGAATTCGATCACCGGCATGATCGCGCCGAGGATATTCAGAAAGGCCGTGAGGACCGGCAGCAGCGCCGTGCCGAGCGTGATCCCGATGTCCGTGAGGCGATTCCAGAAGATCGTCAGCTGCGATTGAAACGTGACGAACCGCTTCTCGGCCTCGGCCGACAGTGCGGTGTTCTGCTGCCACGCCGTGTTCGCCGTCTGCAGCGATAGGCCGACCATATCGCTCGCCCCGGCGAGTCGACGGAGCAGATCGGACTGCCGGATCTCCGTGAAGCCGAGCGCGTCGAGTGTCGCGTTGAGGTCGCCCCCACTCTGTTTGATTCGACCGAGTCCGCCGATGAACGCCGTCACCGCGCCGGCTGCGTCCGTCTGGAAGAGCGTCGCGAACTGCTGCGTCGACATTCCGGCGACTTGCGCGAACCGCGCGAGCTCTGCGCCGCCTGCGGTGATGGCCTGCGAGATGCTGAGCACGACACGCGAGAACGCCGAGCCGCCAGCCTCTGCCTCCATGCCGACATTGGCGATCGCCGACGAGAACCCGAGGACCTGCGCCTGCGTCATCCCGACGGTATTGCCGGCTGACGCGATCCGTGTCGCGAGCGCGAGGATCTCGGCTTCGGTCGACGCCCCTTTGTTCCCGAGGTCGACGAGCGTCGAGGCAAACTCCTCCGTGAACTTCCCGGACGCGCCGAAGATGTTCTGGATCTTGGCGATGCTCTCGGCGGCCTGGTCGGAGGTGACGTTCGTGGTAACGCCGAGCTTCGCCATCACTTCCGCGAACTCGATCACGTCTTCCTTCGGAATGCCGAGCGCCCCGGCCGCCTCGCCGAGTCGGTTGAGCTCGTGGACGCTGACCGGGATCTCCTTCGACAGGCCGCGGAACTGTGCCGACATCGCGGCGAACTCCGCCTCGGACGCGTCGACGGTTTTGCGGACGCCGGCGAAACTCGACTCGAAGTCGATCGCCGATTTCGTGGCGGCACCGAACGCCGCGACGATCGGCAAGGTGACGGCGGCCGTCAACGTCCCGCCGATCTGCGTCAGATTCCCGCCGATGCTGCGGAGCTGGCCTTCGAACTTCTTCGCCGACCCGGCAGACTCCCGCATCCCGCTCTGGAACTGCGCGGTATCGAGCGTCAGCAGCGCCCGCAGGACGCCTACGGTGATGTTAGTCGCCACGCGGCGGCGCCTTCTTCAGCGGGAACCCGGTACGCGCCGAGAGCACCGCCAGTGCCCCGCGCATCTCGCCGACGGTCTGATGCTTCTTTTCCTGATCAGGGATCAACAGCTTCTCCAGCTTCGGTAGCGTGATCTTGATCTGCGTTTTCTTCCCGACCTTGCGTTCCGTCTTCTTCGTCAGGGCCTTGATGTTCTCGATCTGCCACGCGTGAAAGATCGCCGCGTTCATCTGGTCGATCCGTCGCAGCCGCGCCGCCTCGATCTCGTGCGTGACTTCGATCGCCGACAAGTCCCAGAAGGCATCGCCCCCGCTCAGGCCGACGCGCCGGGCGTTGACGTAGAGCTGCCCGAAGTCGACGTCTGAGCCGTCTGAGGGTTTCCATTACCCTCGCTCGCATCCTTCACACCGAGCAGCGCCTTGAACGCCTCGGCGAACTTCACGATCCCGCCGCCGTCGTCGACGACGTCCCCGGCCTTGTCCGGCGTCGTCACCTCGTCGGCGTGATGTTTCTGCAGGAGCATGAAGGCGAGCTCCTTGATCGTGTCGAAGTCCATCTTGTCGAGCCCAGCCACGATCTCGCCCATCGGCTTGCCCTTGAACTTCTTCTGCAGCGCCGCGCCGGCGTTGAGACTGAGCTTCAAGATGTAATTGCGCTCGATGTCGCCTCCGGCGTTGCGTACCGGGAAGTCGACCTCGCCGCGATGCGGATTCGCTTCGTTCGTCGTTGCCACGTCAGTCCGTCCTTTTCAGTCGCCCCATGAAAAGGCGGACGACGCGCCGCCAGGCCTGAGGACCGACGACGCGCCGCCCACGATTGCCGTAGTGGGCGAACTACGGCAATGCTTCGTCGTACGCTTCCGTCGGCTGGAATCCGGCCGTGAAGTTGATCTTGTCCTCGGTCGTGATCTCCCCTGGTTGGAACTGGGAGACATACCCGCGGAACGGCCACTCGATCGACGGCGAGCCGTCGGCGAAGAGGACGATTTTGAAGTTGCGGATCTGGCGATCGCGCCACATCGAGATCAGGCCACCAGTCGCGAACGACCCGGATCCGCCGCCGTCGTTGTTCTGGCTCTCCTCGAGTGGCAGCCAGATCCCCTCGACCTCGAAGGCGCCAGAGTCGCGCATCCCCGGCATATGTTCCTTGTGCGCGTCAGGGCTTCTGAGGTGCGTCCGGTCGATGTCCTCCGTCGACATCTCGCCCGGCGTGATCGTGACGAGTGTGGCGACGGCTTCGAACCCTTCGGTCGGTGTTGCACCGTCGCCCACCATGAGCTGCGCGCCGTAGCCGTGGATCGCGGCGTCGGCTGCGTAGAATTGATCGGTCCGATTTGCCATTGCTGCTCGCTCCTCTGATGTGTGCCGTCAGGCGATCCGCTTCCAATCGACGAAGAAGTCCTGCCTACACCGAACCTCTTTGCGTTCTTCCGAGTCGTACTCGGTTCGACG